CCTATGTTGCCGGCCGTAGTGTCGAAAAATGTTCCCGTTGTTTGCGCTAGTCTGTCGCGGTGCGCCCAACTTGCCGCAACTGGGGCACCGACCGCAATAGAAACCGGGTAGTTTATGCTATCTATTTGAAAGTCGCCTGGCGCTAATGGGCGAAAGGCCCGCGCCGACATTGTAAGGCTTACCGCTGTTGCATCAACAAGGGTATCGGCCGCCGCAACGGTTAGCAATTTGGCGTCTATAGTATCGGTTGAAATATACTCAAATTCCTCCAACATAAAGTAATCGGAAGCAAACAAAACACCCCCGCCGCTACTATGCAACGCTGGTACAGTGTCAAGAATTCCACGGCCAACCGTTAACTCGGTTGCTGTCACAGCGTCAACGCGCACAAATTCGTTACCGATAATTGCATAACTGCCAATGGCGATATCTTCGATATTTAATAAATCAGTAATCGGCAAAACTGTTTGCATTTTAGTGATATCAGCGGTTAAAAACGCCGAGGGGCTGTGATCGACAACGCCGGCATCTTCAAACCCCGCGCCATTATCAACGGCGGCAATAGCATTAATACCCCGCGTCGGCTTGCTGCCTGCCAGCATTAAATAGCCAATATCGTTGTTACTGGCTAAAGTGTCATCGGTAGCCGTCGCCCCGGCGGCCAATACCATTTCAAAATATGGGGCCTCTATTGCAACCACTATTGCGCTTTCTGTGGCGGCGCCGGCAACCGGGTCAACCCATAGGCTTTCGGATGTATCAACCGCCACCAGATCGGGATAGCTAAAAACATCCTCTACCGCAACAACATTTATAGAATTTCCCTTACCGTCGCCAAACGATAACGACTGAACGCGCATAACCAGGTTATCTATGCCAAGCTCCGGCCAATTGCAAACAAACGGCTGCCCAACACTCAAGGCATCGGCATTGCGGTCGGCCGTAATTTCGCAAACAAGCAAAGAAGAAGACAGCGTTTTAAGGTCGCGCAATGCCACTTTTGATGCCGTCGCCTCGTTAGATATCCCAATATATGAGGCGGTTGTATTGTTAATAATCCCTTGCGCCTGGATTAGCGCATGGTCTTGGACTGTTAATGAGGCGTCGGCGCCATCCGTATTAACATATTTAACAGTAACCGAATTCACCAGCTCGCCAAAGTTTGGCCGGTTTGCATTTTTTACGAGCTTTATATTTGACTCGTCAAGGGTTAATAAGTCGCCAATTACATAATCGGCCCTAATTAATTTTAATGTAAATAAACCAGTACCTCTATCGACAAACAAAACCGCGTCGATATGTTGCAAAATCCTTTTTATAAATTCCTCTATTGCCTCCTGTTGCGTCCACTGAAAACTAAGGCCAAATTGTTCAATAAACAACTGGTCGGCGGCCGCTTCAAAAGCGGTATTATCAACATCGGCGGCCAAATAGCCCATGCCCCAAGCCTGGCTTGTTAATGCTTCGCGTATAATATGCGCCGGGTTTAAATCTAAATGCTCAAATCTGCGAACATCGAGCCGCAAAGCCAGCTCGCCCCGGTTGTCTAGATTTGTTCCGCCGTCGCTTAACCAAATTCTATAGCTAGTGCTATTGCGAAGTTTTATTTCTTGAAAGGCTGCCGCTGATTCTGTGGGGTTTATAAAGTTTCCCTCGTTATAGCTAACTACCTCGCCCTGGTCGTCTGTTACGTGAAAACCAGAACTCCACGCAAGCCCGCCGGGGCCGGCGCCGTCCGCGCCCCAAGCCGACCAACCATTGGCTAAAAGGTCTGTTTTGTTAATCACTAAATAGTCGAGCCCAACGGTTAGCCCGTCAATAAAATAACCGTCGCTGCTATCTGCAACGCCGCCGTTTGGCACGGCGTCGGTTTCGGCGTCTAGCGTTACATTTGCGCCGGTTGTTGGTGGAACATCGGTAAACGCACCAATGGGCGCTTTGGCTATATACCATTGAGCCTCGCCGCCTTCTTTTAAATAGACCCGCTGGGGTTGGAATGCCCACTTTTTAAGGTATGGATTTGTGCCAATATAAAGCCGATTTAAAACGGCGGTAACAACACCACGCAAGGCCGGTATGGATTCCGATAAAACGGATTGCAAGTAAGTGTTTTTTGGTTGGGTTGACTCGCCAAATTGAAAATCGACATTACCCTGAAACCCGCCCTCTCGTTTTTCGCCACCAAACAAGCCCGGCTTATCAATATAATTAGTTCCGGTTTCATCAATTGAACCATCTAACAAATCGCGGTCATCTACTCTAACGCGTAAAATTTTATCAATAGGGCCATGGCATAAAACCATCAGCGCGCCGATATAATATTTGTAGCCTACCGTTTGTTTTTTCTTACTTGCGCCCACGGGCTACCCTCACCAGATCAATTGCTATTGCGTCGCCAGTCTCTAACAACTCGTTTTCGTTAACGCCATTTTTTAGAAAGTCCGCCCAATCTATGCCATGGCGAATGCAAAATTTACGCGCACCCCCCGAACAAATTTTAGCGGCCCGCACATGCCGCATGGTTACGATCATTTTTTGCCGCCCTTTTGTCGGATTGGTTTTGATGCTAGGTCGCCATACCAGACGACATTTGCACCCTTCACCCAAACCGTGCCAAAAATTACAGCAATTTCTTTCCCGTCTTTTGCTATGGGTGCGTCAAATTCGGTTAGGCTTGCGGGCTTTTGTGCTTCGGGCTGTCTTGCGCCGGTAAAAAAAGAAAAAACAACATAAACCGCGTTTGATATCCAGTCCCACATAATAAAACCTTAAAAAAGTGATTTGCCGTTAAACGGGTTTGTGCCATCACTAAAAAATAAACGGCCGTTATTGTCCAGGTTATCAAATTTGGTTTCGCAAGTTGTCATTTTGTGATCGCAACCAGGGTACAGCGTCACCGATACCGCGCCATAATGATTGCCATAGTTGTTGCCGTAGCCTGAATTAGCCAATTCAGTATTAAGGCCGCCAATCGGCCTAATAACGGTTATTAGTCCGCCAACATGGCTTAGCACATAACGAAAAATTCCATCTGTATCTTGAACCATGCCCCCGGCAAAATAACCATCGGCTAGCGCATCGGCACCGGGGGCGGTAATAGCATTTCCATCAATGGCGCTTACTTCCGATAGTGTAGAAAAATCATCTTTATCAAGATTACAACCGGCCGCATATAACGCATGTCGGCAACTGCTTTGCACTCGTGCGCCCAAACCAAGCCGCCGCATAGAGGTTGAAATAGGCTCGCACTCTAAAGTTATTTCTTTGCCGGCGGGCTTTGTATCGGTTATGCGGCCTTTCCAAATAGTAACAAATTCGCCGTCGGAATCATGGCCCCTATAAAGCGTTGTTGTTACAACTTGCTCCGGCACATAGCCCAAAAACCGCCCCGCGAATTCGTGCCCAACCGGGAAAGTTAAACTAAGTGTGTCTTTATTTATTTCGGTTGTTTGTTTTAGCTTGCCGTTTTTTATCGGGGTTGGCATCCATGTTTCGCCCAATGCGACGACCGGATAAGCGACGCTAGTATAACGCCAAGATAAAGCGCCCTGGTTGAACAAAAAAAGCAAAATAGGTTCGCCATCTTGCGCGCTTCGGTCGGTTGCAATATAAGTCATGGTAAGGGGCACTCCACAACAGGCACAACAATGCGGGCTAGATTTGGGGGGTTGTGTTTTATTTCTATTTGGTCGGAATTAAAGCGCGACATAGTTAAAAAACAAATTTTATAGATATCAACAACCGCTATATTTACCCCTGCCGCCTCGGACAAAACCAAAACCTCTGTACCTGTAACCCCATTACCAATTGAATCAACACTAAAATAATGCTGATCGCCTGCCCTGGTCACAGCCATTATATGAAAGTCGCTTAATGTGCCTGATAAGCCATTTTCACTAACGACTATTGAGGCGCTGCCGCTGGCTATTGGGTCAACTAGATTAAAATCGGCGTACCAACTAGGCAACCAAAATGCCTCGCGCTTGCCCCTGCAAAAGTGCAACCATTCTTTTAGCGCATGAATTGCCGACCGACCACTAACCAACCAAGACATAGCAGCTATTTGCGCGCCATAATCCCGCGTTGCTCGCTGCTCAATTAGGCCGGTTTTAGAATCAAAGCTCTCGCTTGTTGGCCCGTAAACCTCCCTCAAGCTGCCAACGCCTATCGCCGGGTCTGTTATAACGGGGTGCGTTAAATAATTAGCGTATAGCGTCCCGCTTTCAATAACGGGGACAACCGGCACAATAAACCCGGCGCTAACTGTGTTTATCGTGCTGGGCTTTCGGGCAAGTGAGAGTTTTTGAACAAACCAAGCCGACACCAGGGGCATAATTTTACAGTTTGTAAAATCACCAACCACGGGGGCCGATAGCGTTAAAACTGCATCGGTTAAACTGCCAATCGTTACAATCTCATAGTCCCCACTAGACGCCCAAATAACCGCCTGGCCGGTCGCCGTATAACTTGATGTAGTTGTGTCGGTTGTTATCGTTGTTGCCCCTGCGCTAACACTCGCAAGCGCGGCAAGCTCATTCCACAACGGAAGCAATACCGAGCCATCGCGGCCGCTATCAAAAACAGATTTAGCCATTATTTTAGCGTGGGCTAACTCTAAATCGGACAAATGAAAACTAAAGCGAAGTGTTAACCGGGGCCGGGTCAACAACGAGGCGCGCTGCTCGGTTGTTTTTGATTGGTGGATAGACGTTAGCCAGCTAAGGCGCTCGCTGTAACCGGCGGCAGGGATAAAAGGCCAAATAACCATTATGCTATGCCGTTGCGGCGAACAACATTCATTATAATTCGCTCGCTTTCGTCGCTGCCTAAATATTCCTCAATCAATCCGGGGTCAATGGCATTAACAATACGAATATTTGGTTCGCTTCCGGGTACCGCCTGGCCTTTTGCTAAGTCCGTTATTTGCTCCTGGGGATGTAGCATTGCCATAAATCCGCCTTTACCGTCTAGGCCGCCGCTTCGCGCTCCGTTGCCGGTTGAGCCGCCACCCTCAAACGAGGGCGACAACGTACTAATAGCGGCCGTAGTGGCTAAAGTCTTGCCTGTAGTGACTGCAACGGCGGGGATGTTGTAAGGAAACGGCGCGCTCGCCCAAGCTTGCTGAATGGCTGCCAGCCCGGATGCTTGCGACTCTGTGGCTTTTGCTTTGATATGATCGCCAAGGGCGGCCCGCAAAACGCCTTTTGATGCTTGTCTAAGCGTCATATTGCCTTTTAAAACATCGCCAACATAGCGCGTACTCATGTCGGTAAGCCCTTTGTATTTCCCCTCATTAATAGCGGACATTTTGTCGGCGGTGTCTTGCTCTAATTTTAGCAAAAGATCGGATTGTAAAAGCCCGGTTTCTTCTGTGTTTAATAAAATTATTTCGCGGCGACGTGCGTGGCTTTCGTAAAGTGCCGCCTCTTCACTTAGCAAGGATTGGCGAACACGCTCAAACTCTCCGCTTGTATCAAGGTCGGATCCCTCGTTTTCGCCAACACTGGCAACCGGGTCTATCTGCCTGGGCGCTATAATGTCTGCGCGGTTAGCTGCGATTTTCTTGGCCGCCTCTTCGGCTTTTACTTGCACCTCGTCCGCCCATTTTACGATTGCATCGCCGGGCAAGGCTTCAAGCGCGGCCGCGCCAAAAGAAGACCTGGCGGCCGCCGACAACTCTCTAAAACTGTCGGCCGTTGCTTGCAACTCGGTATTAGCCGCCGCCGATACGCCGGGTATTTTGTTAATTAAACCAGATATAGCCCGGTCTAAAAAAGCAATACCGGATATTGCGCCACTAATCGCGGTTAGGGCGGCCGCCTTAACACCAGTCCAAACAACAGAAAGACCATGCACAACGTCGGCAATATTAGAAATGGCTTTAACGGATGATTTAGCTATATTTTGCGCCACTTTACCGAACCCGCCTGCCTCTTTTGCGGCCGAAATAAACTCGTTAGAAAGCGCTTCTACATAAGGGGCAATTTCAGACGCAAACACTTTACCAAACGCGCTAGTTGACGCTTTAACGCGGGTAAAAGCATCGTTTGCCGCTTCTATTTTGGCAAGATCAACCCGGTTTAATGATATTCCCAGCTCTTGCGCCTCGTCACTCATTGCGCGCAAACCATCGCTACCAAGCGCCAACGTATTAACGAGCCCCGCGCCCCTGGCCCCAAACAACTGCGTTGCAATCGTTACGCGCTGGGTTTGGGTTTCCAAGCCATTCATTGCATCGGCTATGACTTCCATTTGTTGATCGGGTGATAGCTTGGCGAGGTCTTTAACGCTTAAATTTAGCTCGTCGAATGCGCGAACACCCAAGCCAACGCCTTGCTCGGCTTCGCCAACGGCTTTAACCATTGCCAGCATTGCTTTGTTCGTTGTTTCAAGCCCAACCCCGGTTAGCTCCGCCGCATACTGAATGCCGCTTAGCTTTTCCGGCAATATGCCAAGCTTATCGGCTGTTTTTGCTAATGCGTCGGATTCCGCCGCCGCTTTTGCATAGGAAGCCGCCAACGCCGCACCCCCAACGGTTGCCGCGCCAAGCATAAACTTAGTGGCGGCCCCAACATTGCGCCGGGTATCGCTGGCAAACTTCCGGGTTGCTTTGTTGGCTTTAGATAATGATTTTTGCAGCTTGGCGCTGTTGCCGACTAAATCAATGGTTAGGGTTGCAACTGTCGCCACGGTTTAAACTCCAAAAATTAATTCTGCCAATGTGATTTTCTGGCGCGCTGAAAAAAACGGGTTGCTCTGTCTTCTCGAATGCGGGCCTGGTCAAAAGTGCCGCCCGCCTTAATAATTTTATCTACCAGCCGCAATTCAAATTCTGCCGCCCCTATATGTTTACTAATATCAAGAATTGAGCAACCCAAATCTATAGCGATATCAATAGTGGCGGATAATTCCGGCTGGCTTGTTAGTTTTTTTCTGTGGCCTCTAAGTCTTCAAGCACATCGACGCCCGAATCTAAGCCTTTTTGAAAAATAAAAGTAAGCGACGCCGGGGTAACATTAGCGCGAAAGGCTGTTACCTCGGCATCGGTTGGCGATTCACCTTTAACGAACGACAATGCCGCCGCCGATACAAAAAGCTCTAATTCCTCGCCCCGCAAACCGGCAACATCCCGCGTTAATTCAAAAGCCCTTTCGGATGAGATTTGATGCAATTCAACCTGGCCAATGCCTGGAACTTTTACCTCAAAAGTCGTTAAGAATTGTTGCGAAATTAATTCGTTAAAAGTAATTGGCATTTTACGCTACCTTACTAAATACGGCGTCGCCGTCTTGTTGTCCTTTAACGCCAAACATTTGCACGGCGTCGCCCTGTCCTACTTCGTCCGCGTAGTATCCATTTAAAACAAGATCGACAACAGCAATATCACCAGATTGATAAGTAACCTGCATTTTAACTGTATCACTGGCAACAGCGGCGGCAATTAACGCATCTTGCACGGCATTATCACCAACTCGATTAAACGCCAATTCCCATTCTGGCGGCGTTTTAATACCGGCCACAAAGCGCTTTGTTATTTGGTCAATGCTTGTTACTTCAACAAAAGAACCTTCGACACCAACGCGGGGGATAGCTGCAACGCCGGGAATAATTGCATAAGTGCTGCCGTCATCGGTGCTTAACTCTAAAACACCGCCCTGGGCGACAACTTCAACGGATTGTACGACTGTCTGGATAGGCATAATTTTTTCCTTTAATTAATCAAAAAATAAAATAAAATCTAACGACTTTCTAAAACGCTTTGTACTCGTTTCATAATTTGAGCGCTCGGCGTCAATCTCAAACCTTTGTATATTGTGCCCATGGTCACTATTAGCAAGGCCATCCAACTCGGTAATAACAACTTCTGCCAATTCAGAAACCGCGCTAATTTCTTCGCCGTAAATATCAACCTGAAACATCGAGCTATGTTTGCCGGGTGAATAGTCCGCATTTTTTCGTCTATCGTGCGATATTTCGGCATAAACCAAGTACAGCGGCACCGGGTTTTCGCAAAATTGGGGGAAAATATTAGAGCCAACCAGGTCGGTTATTTCCGTTGTTTCGCTCAAAATATTATAAAATGCAACATCTATCATTTTTTGCGGGCCTGTTTTGCTATCTTTTTAGCGGCTTTATCTATGCGAATAGCCAGCTTTTCTTTGACCAAACGCACAACATCATCACTTTTTTTCATAGCTGGGCGGATAAAGGGCTTAGCCTTCTGTTTTGATGTTCCGAATTCGTGGAATTCAGCCTGCCAAGCACCTTTTTTAACGGCCCCAACGCGAACAATTGCAACATTGGAAGTATTGCCCCGTTTATTTAATCGAGTTTTCCGGCCAAGGCTTTTTTTTAAATCTCCGTACAATTCCGGGGCGTTTGCCTCCATATCGTCAAGATAAATTTGGGCTCCATCGCGCAAGGCACCGCGCAAAGTTTTAGCGCCGGTTTCCGCCCCAAGTTTTAGCAAGCCTTTTTCTAATTCCTTAAGGCCGCGAACCTCGAATTTTTGCGCCATTAATCGCTAACCCTGCACATTAAAACCAGCTCTCGGTTGCCCATTCTTGGGTTTATCACGCTTAAAATATCGTAAACATCCGAGCCATGCTTAATACGATATTTTGGGTTTAAGCCGCTAAGCAATGATTCGCGCCTTATTCTAATGCGCGTTGTAACCTGGCTATTTTCAGCCTGGGCGGCGTGGTATTCCTTACCATTCAACGGCTCAATAGACGCCCTGCGAGAAGCAATCAAAACCCACGTAGCATTGAGCTGCCCCCGGTCGCCCTTTGCAGTTCCTTGGCGCTCTATTTCGACCCGCTGCCGTAAAGACCCGGCGCTTAACATAATGGCACCCGGTATTTATTTAAAAACTGCTCAACCCCTAGCTCTAGGTTTTTAGATGGTGCCCCGACTATCTCGGCTTCGCGGTTTCGGTATAGATGCCCAATCAATAGCAACATTGCAGATTTAATAGCGCCGGGGATCAAAGTTGCGTCGGTTTCGCCCGCTATAACGTCGATTTGTACCGCGTTTGGTTTGTCGTAAGTGGTCGGCCAAGTGTTAACCGGGTAAAGAATTGCGGGCTTGGTGTACTGGTCTAAATGGTATTCGGTACTGGCTAGCGTTTGGCTAACGTTATCGGCGTCGTCATAAGTAACGACAACCGATTTAATATTGGGGGTTTCGATTGGCATAGATGCGGCAAAGCAATCGAAAAAATAGGTGTAAACCGTTTCGGTTAGTGGAAAGCCTAAATATTGTTCGCAATAGTCTTGCGCGCTTTCAATAATCGAGCTTAATAAAATGTCGTCGTCGTCGTACTCAACAACGCACTGCGCCTTTGCTTCTGCTAGTGAAATAGCAAAAACCGACGCGGGAATTTTAACTATTCTTTTCATTATAGGGCCGCCGTTTCTTTGGTCTTTTTATCTGCGGTTTTCTTGCCGCTAGATTTAATAGGGGTAGCTATACCCCTATCGCAAAGGCGGGCGCATTCGTCGGCCGGCCCTTCGAAAATATCTCCCGGCTTATAACTAACAGTAGGCCCGGACATAGAAATTTTTAGTTTTACTTTCATAATAAAAAAGGGGCTAATTGCTTAGCCCCTTTCCAATGGTTACAACATTAAGGCTTACGCCATTACCAAGTGTTTAACAGCGCTGGTATCAAGCAAAGCACCGTCGGCGCGGTTGAAACCTAACAAAGCGACTTGCATAAACTCGGCGTAACGTTCGGCCAAGCGCATCATGGTTACACCATTAACGCGGCGAATCATATACGCGCTGTGATCGCCAAAAGTAGCGACTTTTACGCCGGTTGCGATTGAACCGTAACCCTGGTCGATTACATAACGATAACCCGCAATTGTTGCCGGGGCACCTTCCGCAAGACTAGGACGCCAAATTGGGCGGCCGTCGGCGTCGTCTAAATCTTCCAGCGCTGCCAACGTGCTATCGTTAAAGACAAACGCGCCCATACCGTTTAGGCGGTAAGCCGGGTCGATTGAATGGATTAAGGCGTTCAAGTCTTTAAAAGTAATAGCCGCCGTTGCGACCGCTTCTGCGCCTTCGGTAGAACCGGCCGCACCCAAAATACCGGCGGGCTGGCTTGTGCCTGTACCAGTAGCGAAATGCGTAGCCTGAATACGACCCAAGCGCTTGCCTAACAAGCCGCCCAAATAAGCCTCTAACCCTACTTGATTGTCCTGGAGCAATTGCAGGGAAACGCGAATCATTTTAGAGCTGTACATATATGCCGCGATAGATCGCTGACCCATTACAGTGTCTTGCTCGGAAACCGCGCCGTTTTCCGCTACAATTTCGCCAACGTTTCCGGTGTCGTCATTGGTTGGGAAAAGCATAGCCGAACCGTTGCCCGTAGTAAGCACCGTCGCCAACTGCTCTAAACCTGAAAACTGTTTCATGGCTTCGATAATATTGGTGGTTAGCTCGTCGTGTGCGGTAAAGCCGCCCTCGCTATTAGTGCCTACAGATTGAGCGCGGGTTTCTACAAAGCGGTCTTGCAATAATTGGCGCTGTTCGGGATTAACGCCCGACATGCCGCCCGCCAAATAGCCACGAAATGCTTGGCTATATCTTTCGTCGTCGGTAAGCTCGCTAGCGACGCCTTGTGGTTGTTGGCCGGGTAGGCGGGTGCGTTCTTCTTGCGGCAAATCTAAAGGGCTAAGGTTTTCGGCGTCCTTCGCCAACTCGATACGCTCATCTAAGCCACGCAAGTCGCTTTTCATGGCGTCCCATTTGGTTTTTTCGTCGGCCGTAAAACTACGGTCTTCGGTTTTGGTGGTTTCGTGCAAAGTGGTCATTTCGACCGCTAGCGCGTTACGCTTTTCTAAAAGTTCTTTAATAGTCATAGTGTAAATTCCATCTATAAAAAAACCCGCAACGAGGCGGGTTTATTAATGGCCGTTTTGGCCGTTTAGGTTTTTAACAAGTCAGAAGGGGTAACGACCCCCGGCCATTGCTAAG